AATCTTGGCTTATCCGTTTGTATAGCTGCTAACTTACCTGTGTGCATCACGTCAGTAAGTTGTTTGTTAATTTGGTTTAATAACTGTAGTGCGATTACTAATTTGTTGTGTGTCTTCTCATCACCTAATGGACTGTTCGCCATACTAGCAATAAGACTTTCTCTTACCTTATCCATAGCTTCTTTGTATAGAGGGTTATCTAATATCTGTGCTGCTTGTTCACCACGTTTAACTTCTTCTAATGACTTATCCGCCATACATCATCCCTGCCTGAGCTTTGATTTGTGCAATGGCTAAGTCAGTTTCAGCTTTTAATTGTGCTTTAAATTTCTCTAACTCAGCTTGTGCAATTATTTTTTCACGTTCAATTATTATATCATTCTTTGAGCGTTCTTGTTCTTGCATCATTTGTGCTTGAGCTTTTTGTTGTTCAATCTGTAATTGACCTTGAACCATAATCTCTGCTTCAGAAGGTTTGTCTTGTTGACCTTCTTGCTCAGGTGTATTAGCTGGATTAACCCAGAACTCTTCAGGGTTCTTAAAGCCTGCATTCTGTGTAAGTTTAGCAAGTGCGTTGTATATCTTCTCAGGGTTAGTTAAGCCAACAGCAATAGCTTCTTTTTGCATTTGTAAGATAGATGTTAAGTGAACCAATTGTTGGTCTTTATTACCTGCACCTAATCCTACAGAGATAGATAAGTCTTTACGAGCTTTCCATTCTCTAGGGTCTACTTCTACCCATTTGTTACGTAAACGAATAATGTCTGGCTTAGTAAGTGTTGTTCTTACTAAGTAATGCACAAGTTTAAATAACTCTTTTACACCTGTCTCTGCAAATGTTCTAGCTACTAACTCTACACGTTGTTGTGCTGCACTCATAATTTGAGCAACACCTGAAGCTGTCTTGTTTAGACTGTTAGCATCTAATCCTTGATTGTAAGCTGTAATACCTGTTCTCTTTTCTTTCATAGAGTCCATGTATTCAACCATACCGAATGATGATGCTGGTAGTGGTGGATGTGATAAAGGCATAATGCCTGAACCTGGGTCACCATCTACACGAACAATACCACCTGGTCTTGACGTTAGCATATCATCTAGGTTTACTCTGTCACTAATAGCATAACGACCATTGTTAGCTAGATACATATTATCTAACTGACCACGAATAAGAGTAGACTTAATGAGCTGAATGTCCATAGTCAAGTCAGCATAAGAACGACCAATATGTCTATGTGGCATTATCATAGGTGTGATACATGCGAAAGGTACATACTCACATTTCTCTTTATAAAGAACTGTGTTACCTAATACGACTACTCTATATCTTTCACCATCTAACTTAATGTATGTGTCTTTAACAAGTGCTTCTTGTGACTCAATAGCTCTATCATATTCTTCATCATAAATATCACGTGCATTAGACTCTTCTTCAAAAGTGTCTCTAAGGTCTGACATAACAGACTTGATATAATCTAGTGGCTTGTCAAACGTCTCAGCAATGTCAGCTAACTGCATCACTTCTCTGTGTTGAACAAACTTAGCCTCTTGTAGGTTAGGGCCACTAACTTCTACAGATATCATCATGTTTTCTGGAGCTACGTTTTTAATCTCAATCTCTGTATTATTTTCTGTAACCTTGAGCTTAACGTCATGTAACATAGGTTGCATAATAGTTGCTGGGTCTACACCATTCATCATGGCTTGTTGATATAACGCATCCATGTTAATAGATGGGTCAGGGTAAGCAGTATGTTCTAATACTTCTGTCTTTTCATCTGAAGCCAACATTTGTAGTTGTGCGTCAGATAGACCTTTATACTCATATTCTTCTTCTTCCTCTTCTTCATTGGCATATACTTTTACATAGCCATTCTTAGAGAGTAATGCGTCTTTAAACCATACATAGAATACTTTAAACCCTTCGTTCTTTTCCATTACGACATGGTTTACATAATCTGTTTCTTGGTCTGCTGCTTCTTGGTCTTCAGGACCTTTAGGGTCAAACTGAACAACCTTATCACCAGCCACAAAAACTTTTAAAAGCTGAGGAAGAGCTGACTCAATAGTATCTTGAACGTCATACGATACAACCTGTGAACGTCCCTCCTCCTCATTTCCGAAGGGTTGACCTAGGTAATAATCTATCGCTTCTGCTCTATCATTAGACAATGCACTATCATTTACACCATAGGCTATATTTTCTTGCGCCTCTATCTGTGCAATTATTTCCATGTCTTCTAAGTTCATTAGTAAATTCCTATACAATACTTCGGTTGTTATATGTTATTTTCTCACCACCCCATGACTCATTCTTCATTTGTTCTACTGAAGTAGCCATGTATCTAAAGGCATCTGCACCATGACTATATTCATCATGTAAAGGTGCACCTGGTTCATTAGTTGATGAATTAATTGACCTCTTATAATTCTTTAAACATTCTAATAGTCTTTGTGTTGACTTATCAAAATAGCATTTATGAAAGTGCATTCTAGCTATCTTAATACCTGACTCTATACTTGATACTGGAACTATGCGAACAGTCCAGCCTTGTTTTCTCATAATGTCTTCTGCTGATAATCCTGACTTATAATCCCTAGACTTACCATCATGCGGTAAGAACATTGTACCCCAATTATAGTTTAGTGACCTTATCTCAGATGAAAAACTGTCTAATGTCCTATGATTATCTTCTATGTATTTAATAATGCGTATATCAGATACACCACGTTGGCATAATATGATAGCCATAGAGTCATTAAAGCCTAAGTCAAACACTACATGAACCTTTAACATTGGATCATAAGGTACAGTTGTTATACGGTTACCTTCTTGTGCTTCACGTATCTCGTTAGAGTATATAGCACCATCTACAGCAGCTTTACAATCACCTTCCCAGATGTTTGCATAGTCAGGGTTAGTCTTTAAGCTATGTTGCCTCTCAATTTCTAAGACCTCTGGGAACCAAGGATTGTCTGTGTAATTCACCTTAACTACCTTAGCATTGTCAGGTGTTTCTACCACAAATCTTTTATATGTGTCGTCTGTATCTATATTTGGGTTAAATGACACCCAGATTTCTGAATTAGGTTTACGTATTGTAGGAATAAGTATATCCCATGATTTCTTACTAACGGTCTGAGCTTCCTCAATCCATACTACATCACAGCCTTCAAAAGACTTAATAGACTCAACAGTATTAGTAGCAAGACCAGTAAAGCTAAAACTTGAACCACTACGACTACGAATTTCTGTTTCCAAGACCTCGTACAATGGACCAAGCCCAAGTGCCTGTATTTGGTCGTTAAGTAAAGTATGAACAGATTGTTTAATAGACCTTTGAATTTCTCTAGCACACAGTATCCTTAATGGCTTGTTGCTTGCCTGTAATAGTAATGCTCTAGCCATAGACCATGACTTGCCACTTCCACGACCACCATAAGCTACCTTGTATCTATGTTTCTCAAATAAGAATTGTAGCTTCTTAGGAAAATCAGCTAATGGTTCAGTCTGGTTTAGATTCGGGTTCAACAAACCTTAATCCTATACTTAAAGGTAAATCTTTACCATCTGCTCCGGTAATCTCTTGAGTAGCTATAGCTTTACCATCTAATCTATCGCCTACTTCTTTAATAGCTGATACATCACCTGAGGCTGCTTTGTCTAATAAAGCCTCTGCAATCATACGTAAGCGTTCTGCATCTGATTGTATAACAGCACGTCTAAGTGTTTCCGCCCATAACCTATTGTTTTTACTAGAATGTGTATTGCCTCGGTTTACTTCTGAGCTACGTTCTGCTGCTAGTTTTTTTCGTTCTTCGTTATCCATTGTTTTGCAACTCCCTTAGGTTGGTTGCCCTCTATGTTTATCGGCTTAATAGCCCTTTGTAATACATTTGTTCAATTAGTCTTGGGTCTACATAGTTTTGTTGCATAGTCTTACCTGGGTTGATAAGATTTTGCATGTATGGTGACATTTGGCTTTGACCTGAAATAGGTGGTGTCATATTGCGTCTCATTTCAGCTATCATCTCAGGTGTCATTCTCATAGGTTCTGGCATTTGTCCTACTTGTGGACTTAATAAACCTTGTTGAGCCATTTGGCGAGCCATTAGTTCTTGCTCAGTTGGTTGACCACCTGTCATAGCATTTACTAAATAATCTAAGAAGTTCATAGTTCAGATTCCCTGTTCTTTCCTTTTAGAGGATATATCATTCTTTGGTATGTTTCCCACCATTCTTGACTATAGTCTGTATTCTGATAGTCTTTAAAGCATGGTGTGCCTAATGTGTGATGCACTAACTTAGCATCTGGATTGTATTCGTATTCTGTTTCTAGCCAGTTCCATGTTTCGT